AAAAGCGCTCAAATTAGCAGAAGCTAAGGCGGAAGTGTTTAAATCCTTTCTTAAAAAGCTCTAATATTATAAATATCATTAGAAAAGAAAATAAACGTTTATTTTTAATAAGGAGATTTCTAAATGGCCGAGACAGAAAATAAAGTAGAGGCTTTGGAAAAAGAAGCGGTAGCAGAAGCTAGTGCTAACCCACAAGCAGACGCTCCGAAAAAGAATGCTGTAGCGGCTGAACCTTCTCATATTGCAAAAATGAATAATGCAGAAGATTTAGGTCCAGCGGTTGTAAAACCTACAGATTCGAATCCAGACGCTACGAAAAAAACTAAGCAAGTTTCTGGCGACGCTCAACAAAAAAACCAAGGCGCAGCTGACCCTATGCCGAAGTTAAAAGAGCAAGAAGAAACTAAAGAAGGTTCGGAAGAAATCAAAGAAGGCGAAATGCCAAAAGCTGCTCTTGACGCTCTTAAAAAACATCAAAAGAAAGACGAAGAAAAATCTGAAGATGAAGAGAAGAAAGAGGGTTATGGTATGAAAACTGCCGAGAAAGAGAAAGAAGCTAAACCAATGATGAAAGCGTCATACAAAAAAGAAGACATTGACGTTTCAGAGCACGTGGATGCTTTAGTCTCTGGAGAATCTGATTTATCCGAAGAATTTAAAACAAAAGCTGCTACCGTATTTGAAGCCGCAATTAAATCAAAAATTGGTGAGATTGCAGAAACTATGGAAGCAGATTACAACAACAAATTAGAGCAAGAAAGTGCAAAAGCAAAAGAAGAGTTAACTGAAAAAGTTGATTCTTACTTGTCATATGTCGTTGAAGAGTGGATGAAAGAAAACGAAATCGCTCTTGAAAGAGGCATTAAAGGCGAGATTGCTGAAGACTTTATCACAGGTCTTAAAAAACTTTTCTCTGAACATTACATTGATGTTCCAGATGAGAAGTATGACGTTTTAGAAGCGCAAGCAACTAAAATTGAAGACTTGGAGAAAAAGTTAAACGAGCAAATTGAAAAGAATGTTGAACTAAACAAAGACAACGCAGACAAAACTAAAAACGAAGTTATGGCTGAAGTTGCTGCTGATTTAGCTGACACTCAAAAAGAAAAATTTGCTAAACTTGCTGAAGAAATTGAATACTCAACTAGCGAAGATTTTAAGAAAAAGTGTGAGACTATTAAAGAGTCATACTTTGGAAAAAAAGAATCAAAAGATGAGACTTTAGATGATGTGGCGGCTGATGGTGTGTCTTCAAACGAAGACTTATCAAAAGCGATGGCTGCTTACACTGCCGCTATAAGCAAAACAAAAGATATTAAAATATCTTAATAATAGGGAAAAGGGAGAAAAATAAGATGTACTTATCCGAAACTCACGAAAAAAAATGGCAGCCAGTCCTTGAGCACCCTGATTTACCAAAAATCACGGACTCATACAGACGTGCCGTCACCTCTGTTATCTTGGAAAACCAAGAGAGAGCTTCTAAAGAAGACGCTGCTTTCTTATCAGAAGCTGCACCAACAAACGCAACTGGTTCAGCAATATCTAACTGGGATCCAATCCTAATTAGTCTAGTAAGAAGAGCAATGCCTAATTTAATTGCTTACGATATCGCAGGTGTTCAACCTATGACCGGTCCAACTGGTCTTATATTTGCTATGAGAAGCAGATACACTTCACAAACAGGCGCAGAAGCAATGTTTGACGAAGCTGATACTGATTTCTCTGGTAGAAACGCTGCTGGTTCAAGTGTTGATGGTTATTCATCAACAGCACATTCAGGTGCTAATCCTTCAGTATTAAACGATAGCTCACCAGGTACTTACACAAAAGGTACTGCTATGACTACAGCTGCGGCTGAGGCATTAGGTGACGCTAGTGGAAATGCATTTGCTGAAATGGCTTTCTCAATTGAGAAGTCAACGGTGACTGCTAAATCAAGAGCTCTTAAAGCCGAGTACACTATGGAATTGGCTCAAGACCTTAAAGCAATCCACGGTTTAGACGCTGAGACTGAACTTGCAAACATTTTATCTGCTGAGATTCTTGCAGAAATCAATAGAGAAGTAGTAAGAACTATCTACATCAACGCTGAAAAAGGTGCTGCTGTAAATACAACAACTGCTGGTATCTTTGATTTAGACACAGACTCAAACGGTAGATGGTCTGTTGAGAGATTCAAAGGTCTAATGTTCCAATTGGAAAGAGACGCAAACAGAATCGCTCAGAGAACAAGAAGAGGTAAAGGTAATATGATAATCTGTTCTTCAGATGTTGCCTCTGCTCTTCAAATGGCAGGTGTACTTGACTATACACCAGCTCTTAACAACAACCTAAACGTTGATGACACAGGTAATACTTTTGCTGGTGTTCTTAACGGTAGATACAAAGTATATATTGACCCATACTCTGCTAATAGTGCTGCTAAGCAATACTATGTAGTAGGTTATAAAGGTACTTCACCTTATGACGCTGGTATGTTCTATTGTCCGTATGTACCTCTACAAATGGTTAGAGCTGTTGGTCAGGATACATTCCAACCAAAAATCGGTTTCAAAACAAGATATGGTTTAATTGCTAACCCATTCGCTGAAACTGGTGCGATTTCAGGTGCTGCTACAGCAGTAAATGACGCTGGTTCTGCTAACTCTAACAGATACTACCAAAAAGTACAAGTTGCAAACTTAATGTAATTTTACTTTGCGAAGTACAAACTTCAGAAAAGGGGCGATTTATTCGCCCCTTTTTTTTGCCTTCCGTAATGGATAAATATCCATATGACTACAACTAATGCATTATCAAGACAACCTACAAAACTTGACTTGGCTTCGCCACAGCAGTTTAAGTTTTCTATTATCAAATTACCTAAAGTAGAATACTTTTGTACCTCTGCTAATGTTCCTGGTGTGTCTATGCCATCAGCTACACAAACTACACCTTTCAGAGATATACCTGTACCAGGTGATAAGATTAGTTTTGAAGAGTTAAGTATTACTTTTTTAGTAGATGAAAATTTAGATAACTACCGAGAAATGCACGGTTGGTTGACAGGTGTTGGTTTTCCAAGAGATAGACAACAATATACAAATATACTAGACGCAAATAAAGATAGATTTCCTACCATAGGAAAAGATAGTAAGGCTACAGACCCAGGAAAAGTAGTCTCTGGTGCTACTCCGATAGGTCCTATTTTTTCAGATGCCACGTTAAACATACTATCTAGTAAAAACCGTGGTAATATAGAAGTCAGATTTAGTGACGTATTTCCTACAGGCCTATCTAGTTTGAATTTTAACCAACAAGCCGCTGATGTTGAATACTTATCTGCTACGGCAACCTTTCAATACAAGATTTATGAGTTTGCAAAACAAGGCAGACCAGCTACTGATATCGTATCCTAAACTTTACATTTTCAGTATATTATGATAGATTGGACATATTATGGATTTAGAAAAACTACAAGAGCAGGTTGATAAAGACTTGAAGTTGAATGAAACTGAATTAGATTTAGAGTCTTTAAAAACACCTCAATTACACAACAAATATATGAAGCACTTAACAACATTTAAGTTGATGTTGAGTAAGGCAGAGTCAGAATTACATACTCTTAAACGTGAAAAGTGGGAGTATTATACAGGCAAAGCTGACGCTTCAGTATATGCACAGAAACCTTTTAATTTAAAAATTTTAAAACAAGACGTTGACAAATATCTTGACTCAGATATTGATATTCAACGTGCAAAACATAAAGTAGATTACTTACAAACCACAACTGATTTTTTAGATAGAACTATTAGGCAAATTTCAAATAGAACCTTTACAATAAAAAATGCAATTGAGTGGCGTAAGTTTACAAGTGGCGCTATTTAATGAACAATTTAAGATATCTGGTCATTGAAAAGAAAGATGACGTTTACCTAAAGATTGACGCAGACGAAAGTATAAGAAGAGACCTAGGTGAATTCTTTACATTTGAGGTGCCTGGTTTTAAATTTATGCCTCAATTTAGAAATCGTGTGTGGGACGGAAAGATAAGATTATTTTCTTATCAAACAGGACAGATATATACAGGTTTATATCCTTACGTACTAAAATGGTGTAAAGATAATGAGGTAGAAGTTGTTGACGGAACAAAAATAACTGATACTAAAGTTGATGATACTAAAGTAGATAAGTTTATAGAAGCATTAAAGATACCTTTCAAAGTTAGAGACTACCAGAGAGAAGCATTTGTATAT